AAATTATTATAGGATAACCATAAAATATGTAATATCTAAGTATTTTAAAATTTTTAAGTCTATTAAATCTAGGCTTATATGTTCTAATATTTATTATACTACCACAATAATTCCTAGGATACATATATGGTGCACCTAAACTCACTTTACCAAAATAATAAACCTTTTTTGGAGTCTTAAAAACTCCCCTTATTTCTTTTAATTCCATAATAAATTATATTTTTGGAAAAAAGAAAAGTTTTAAAAAAATTAATAATAGTAATCCCTTTTAATCATCTTATCATTCTCATCCCAAATGTCCAACTACCACCAATATCATTCCAATCAATATGTTCACCTGGATTAATGTTTCATATTATACTTTTTATTTTTTTGTAATAAGCTCTGAAAAATCTATCCTTATAATCACTCCATAATGTACCACCACCCTTAACATTAGAATAATCAGACTTCTCTAAATTAATAACATCATCTTCGCTTAAACCATTAGAAATCAAATAGTTAAATTGATACCACATCGGAGTCTGCTCATTATCCTCATTTGGATAACCATCAAATTCAGACCTAGATACTAAATAAGGTTTACTCTCACCCCTTAAATCTAAAACATGACCAACTTCATGAACTAACCATCCAACCTTACGATCAACCTTAACTTGATTCTCATGAATACGTATACCACCCTTGTTATCATTTTCACTCTGCCTTGATTTTCCATCAACCCAACCATCCTCAGTTATAATATAAACTGGTATATCTCCAACGTTTTTGTTAAACTTCTTAAAAAATTCCATAACATAAGGAAAATTACTTATTGTGATAGTTTCAAAATTTTCATATAATTTTAAATATTTCATAACCTATATATTAAATCAATTTATTAGATTTAACCAAATTGTCAACTCCCCATAACGGTTGTAAATTAGATAAAGCACAAACCTCATTCACTGGTGTCTCAGGATCAAACCTCGATACTGGAAATATGTGATCAATATGCCAGTCACCATGATTATACCAAGTCATACCTTCTGTAAATTGTTTGGATATATGCTCTTTGAGTTGGTCTGCCGAATAACCTAATAAATCTATTGTGTGGTCGGATTTTTCAGTGTCCATTCTTTTGAGGGTTGAGTAAAGAATGGAACGCCATGCAATTATGTGGGGATTATCTCTGCGATATTTATAATATTTATCCTTATTTTCAACTTTATATTTTTTAATATATTCTCGGTTTCGTTTGCGATTTTCAGGCTTTGATCTATATTCATTTTTTTGTTCTAATATTCTTTCCCTATTCTCTACATGATATTCTTTCTTTCTTTCTAAAATTTGTTCTCGATTTTCTTCATATCTTTTCTTATCATAATCTTTTCTTTTCTCTGGATCATCATACTTCTTTTGGATACCTTTCACACATTCTTTACATTCTGAACGATGACCATCTATTGTACCTCTTTTAATATGGAACTCAGACATATCTTTTTCCAATTCACAAATTCTGCACACCTTTTTACCTTCAGTTATAATTTCTCTTGATTGTCGTTTTTCTTTTCTTTTATCTTTTCTCTTAAACTCAAGTTTATTAGCACACACTTTACAGTCATTTCTATATCCATCTTTAGAAGTTTTTCTTTTAAAAAACTCAGAAACTTCTTTTAACTCATCACATTTATTACAAATCTTATATTCTTTACCATCTATTTTATGTAACATAATTTTTTCTTTTATTCTATATATAAAAATCCAATAGTCCCATAACAAAAAAAGATACAATTTCTTGTATCTTTTTTGTAAGTGTTTGATTATCAGCCTAGTAGTAAAAATCTTCCCAATAATCTACACCCCAATGTCCTGTAAAATCGAGGATATCTGTTGCAGCTGACCAATCTAGATCTTCCATACCTTCAAAATTAATAAATTGACAATTATGGTTAGTTACTCTTCTGATTACTTTACCTTCTCTATCATGTTGGTGAACAATAATATCACCTACCATATTTTTCTTATAATGTAATGTACCAGTTTCATTATTCCAAGCTAAATCATACCAATCTTTCAAAATTTTAAATACGAACATTTGGTAATCATCATTTTGGTTAAGGTTAAATTTTATTGGCATATCTTTAATTGATGTTGACTCTGGCATACCTACAAACAATCTTGTTGAATATTTAAATCTTTGTTCAATTGGAGTCAATGCTGGATAAATTGGCATTTGTGCTGTTACAGTATTTTCCAAAAGTAAATGTGTTGCATTTGGGTGGATACTTTGTAAAACTTGAGGTAATATAATTGTCACCTCGTAAAGATTTTTGTGAATTGGTTCCCACTTTTCTTTGTGTGAGTCTATCATTGTAAAATGTGCTAATGGCATAATTTCTTAATTATTTTTTCTATATTATTTCTCTATATATTAAAATTTTTCTTTTTCCTCGAAAAATAATTATTAATGTTCAATTTCATCAAATTCATCAAAATTTTTAATATCATTTGGTTGTTTTTCATAAGAAATTTCATCTACACAAATAACATAATTAACTTTATTATAATTTAACACATCATCCATAAATTTCTTATCGAAGCTTAATTTATTATAATCTTCCCAAGTCAAATATTTAATTTCATATCCAAATTTTTCAAATTCAGATGTTGCAATCTTTGGAATTCTCAATACTCCACCATTCTCTTTTTGATATTCTGTTAATTTTTTGACATTTTCCGAATTATATTCTAACATCTGTAAATCAGTACTATCAAATTCTTTATCAAATTCTTCAAATAATTTCATTTTTGTGTGTTGTTTTTTATAGAACCCTAATTTTTATTGAACTTTTATTTTTCATAATCTAATTCAGACCAATGTTTATTGTGTTATTTTGATCGAATGAATCAGATTCTTCAAAATCTTCAAATTTTTTTAAATTTTTCATTTTTTCATTTTTTTATTTCTATTATATATTAAATTTTAATTTTATTGAGAAATAATTTTTTATTATGGTGTAAATCCACCAAATTTTGAAATTTTTTCACGTTTTTTAGGTTTTTCAGATTTTTCAGACTTTTTAGACTTAGATTTATCATTTTTCTTAATATTTTCATCTTTTGAGTCTTCAGTTTCTTCTTTTTCTTTGGGCTCTTCACCTTTCTTTTTAGATGCTATCATTTCAGCAAATTTTTTTCTTGCTGCTAATTGTTTTGGTGATGCTTTCTTTTTTTCATTAAGAAACTCATCAAAATGCTCAAATCTTTTCATAATTTATTTATTTTTTTTTAATTCATTTCAAATTCACCAAGCATAGCATCAACTGATTGTTTAAAATCGGTATCACCTGATTCAAGTCTGAAATTTAAATGTTCTTGTAAAAATTCATTAAATGTGGTTTCTAATTTATCTTTTAAAATAAAATATTCTTTTTTAATTTCATTATATACATATGTTTGTTTAAATGCCTCAATAGCATCATAATTTACCATCGGTTCATTCAATTTTGAATTTTCATTTATAACTTCTAAAAAATCTTTCATTTTTAATATTTTATTTTTATAAAGATATTTTATATATTAATTTTAAATATTGAAAAAACACATAAAAAATCATCATATATATTATTATATTTTTATAAAAAATAATAAATTGTTCATGAGACACATTAAAACATTTGAAAATAAAAATTTAGAATTATATAGTTATTGGGATCTTATATCTCATTACAATTTAGACACTGAGGCTGGTATTTATCTATAAATTGGTTAAATCATAATAATCCTAGCAAAATATCAAAAATGTCTACCAATAAGAAATATAGATTAATAAGTAAAATAGTTAAATAAAATCATTGATTCCTAATTCTATGAGGGTCTAATGACTTCCTCTCCAAAGGCGTTGATTCGGGCAAACTCATCCCTAATTTAATTTTAATCCCTTCATTTTTATAACTTGATGTTATATGATATGATTTTATTTAACTATATGTTACCAAAAAAAGATAAATATTGGGTAATTGAATTAAAAATTCCTTTAAATGATATTTTACTTTATATAAGTAACGGATATGATGAAGAATTTATCATAAATGAAGATTATGCAAACAATAATTCGATATTATTAAAACAAACATAATCATTTTTGTTTATTTATTCCACACAAATTTTAAATTACCAGAATCATATATTCGATATATTTTTCTTTCTAACATTATATTATGCTCAGTTTTGTTTGGATCAAACCCATTTTTAATTAAAAAACTTTTTCTATAATTAAATCGATGTTTTCTTATTTTATCTATAATATAATGATAACCTGGCTTATTTTCATATAAAAAATCAAATCCCAAAGTATCATATAATTTACCATTAGAATATCCTTTATCGGCATATGTGATTATTTCTTTTGGGTAATAATTAATTATAAAATATTTGAATATTTTACTTGCGCCACCAACAATATTAGTATTTAATTTATTACAAAATCTACTCAACTCCCATTCTTCATCAGTTTCACCATTATCATTTAAAATTTTTCTTTTTCTACCAAAAGTCATCAAACTAACTAATTCATCATCAAAAAATAATCCTAATTTGATTTTTGAACCAACAAATCCTTGAATGTGATTTTCTTTTAAAAATTTTCTAACCAAATCATTATCATTAATTTCCTTTACCTTAGTTTTTCTTGCATAAATTTTATTTGGTGTTAAATTTAGTTTATTTATTATCAT